GAGCGTGTGCCGTTAATGGCGCGTGGCCCAGCTCCGACTCCAGTGCAGGCCGGACCGGTGATGGGCGATGTGGCGCGGGCCATGACAGAGAAACCGGCCGCCAGTCCTGCAGCGCCGATTGTCGTCAAGCCTGAGGCACCCAAGATGCTGACGCCCAAGTATGAGCAAAAGGTGACGATCAGTGCGCCCATTCAACTGACGGTTCAAGGGGATGTTAAAGATTCCCAACAATTGATGCGGGATCTTGAGCCAATGATTCAGAAAGCGATGCGCGATTCGGCGCAGCAGTCGCAGCGGGCCAGTCTGTTTGATGCCCCGCATGTCGAGTAAGGGGGGTACATGGCGTATATGGAACAGCTGCAATCGGGCATGAAGTACCTGGTCAGTGCCGGCGAGACAGGTCGTCGAAATCTCGACGGCATGCTCGCACCGGTCAATGGCGCAATCAGTGAAATCAGTGGGGCGACTGCTGAGCTTGAAGGGCTGCCCATCGTAGGGCCTGCAATCGGGGCAAAACTTCAACGCGTCATGCGAGGCGTCAATGCGGCTCAGGCGAAGGTCGGGGCTGTGGTGTCGATGTACAGCCGGGCATCGAGGGCGGTAACGCAGATTGACGAGCGATTGGGCGTGCTGAAAGAGCAGGCCGCCAAGGCCGGCACAGCGATCAACAAGATCGCCGGGAAACTCAGTCCGTCGCTGGCCAACGTGGTGCCCACGTCGTCGTTTGCTGCGCAGAAAACCCCGGCTGTCGAGGCGGTCAAACCGTTTGAGCATCTGCTGATTCTGCAGCCGCTGAGCGCGAAGACCGAGCCTTACTACTTCAATCTGGACACCGCTGCGTTCGACGAGCTGAGCCGATCAAGTGATTTTCGTTGGGCCTCGCAGGAGCGTCTGACGCGTCGGCCAGCCCAGCAATCCATCGGTATGGGTGAGGAATCACTGTCGCTCAAGGGCGCGGTGTTCCCGAACTTCAAAGGCGGCATTAAGCAGCTCGACACGTTGCGCGGCATTGCTGCCCTGGGCGTGCCTCTTGCCCTGACCACGGGCTACGGGGCGGTGATGGGCAACTGGTGCTTGAAGAAAATTCAGGAAGATCAGAGCGCCCTGATGCAAGGGGGTATCCCTCGAAAGCAGGCGTTTACGCTGGAGTTCACACGCTATGGCGACGATATGCAGAACGTCTGACGGCGATATCCTCGATACCGTTTGTTTCAACTACTACGGCCATCTGAAAGGCTCTGTGGAAGCCGTGCTGGATGCCAATCAGGGCCTGGCTGACGTAGTGCAGCCGTATCGGGCCGGGCTGGTCATCACCCTGCCGGATCTTCCCGCACCCTCGGATGAAACCGTAATGCTCTGGGGCTGAGCCCTTCGTTACGCGTAACGAATCATCCTCTCTGTCCTGCCCCGTCAAGTGCGGGGCATTCTTTTTTGGTGTTCCCATGAAACCCACTTTTCGGATCGTTGCCGACGGCACCGATATCACGGCACTGATCAATGACCGGTTGATCCAGCTGCGCACCACTGACAAGCCCGACATGGACTCAGACGAGTTTGAGCTACGCATCGATGACCGCGACGGGGCGGTGGCGTTGCCGTCGAGGGGGGCTGATGTCGAGGTGTATCTGGGCTACGAAGGCCAGAAGCTGACCAAGATTGGTCTGTACACGATAGATGAAGTCGAGATATCAGGCCCGCCCGATACGATGGTCATCAAGGGTAAGGCCAGCAGCATGCGCGGCAGTGGCAAGACCACGCGCAGCGGTAGCTGGGAGGGCGAACCTCTCTCCAAGATAGTGAGCGACATTGCCGCACGCAATGGGTGGACGCCTGTCTGCAATGTTGCGACGAAGGTTCCCCGCGCTGATCAGCTTAACGAGTCGGATTACAACTTCATCACGCGCCTGGCTAAAAAGCACGACTGCACTGCCAAGGTCGCCGACGGCAAGTTGCTCGTGATGCCCCGACAAGAGGGGCTAAGCGCTTCCGGGAAACAATTCAGCACGCTGACCATCACGCGCCAGGATGTCAGTCGATGGCAGTTCCGGCTGGGTGATCGTTCGACACACAAGGCCGTCTCGACCAAGCATCAGGACAAGAAGACCGGGAAGCTCCAGATCGTGACGCTCAACAACGATGCTGCGCCGGACGGCCTCCCGCCTGTCCACACGGACCGGCATATCTATCCCAACAAAACTGCTGCTGAGCAGGCGGCGAAAGCCCGCCTCGCTGCCTTCAATCGCAGCACGGCAGGTATCCGTCTGGAGATGGTCGGGCGCACTGATCTGTTTGCAGAGCGAATGATCAGTGTGCAGGGCTTCAAGGAAGGTCTTGACGGTGAGTACCTGGCCGACTCGGTTGAACAGGTGTTCACCCAGTCCGGCTGGTCCACCACCGCTGAGTGCAATGGCGGGAACAAGGGCAAGGCGAAGGCCAAAGGCAAAAAGAAAGAGAAGAAACCGGTCAAGGTCGTACAGCTTTAACCGGTTGGGTCAGCACCATTTCATTAGGAGAGATACGCATGTCGATAACAACGCAGCAGCTGCTGCAGATCCTCCCCAACGCCAGCTCCCGAGCTGGCGTTTTTGTTCCTGTCTTAAACGTTGCGATGAGCAAGTACGGCATTGTCACGAGACTGCGAATCGCGGCCTTCCTGGCACAGGTGGGGCATGAGTCCGGCCAGCTTCGCTACGTTCGTGAACTGGGCAGCGACGCATACCTCGACAAGTATGACACCGGGCGGCTTGCTGAGCGCCTCGGTAATACGCCAGAGGACGATGATGACGGCCAACTGTATCGGGGCAGGGGGCTCATTCAGATTACGGGACGGGCGAACTACGCGGCCTGCGGTGAGGCATTGGGCTTGGATCTGCTAAAGCACCCTGAACTCCTGGAGCGTCCAGAGCATGCCGCGATGTCGGCAGGCTGGTTCTGGCACAGGGCCGGGCTCAATACCTTTGCGGACAGGAGCGATTTCCTGACCATCACCAAACGCATCAATGGCGGCACCAACGGTTTCGCCGACAGGCAGGAACTCTACGCCCGAGCGTTAAAGGTTCTCACTTGA